TTTTTCAGGTATCGGAGTTGATCATAAGCAGTGACATCGATACTGCTGTCTTTGTTTCGTTTCTTTGCGAAAACAAACTCGAAGAAAACAGCTTTATCTCCAACCTTGACCTGCACAGTATCCCCCTCAACAAATTTAAGAGTTTCATCTTTGTATACGGTAAACGTGAACTTCCCCGGTGCCCCGCTGATAGTCCATTCAATTTTCGCTCCATCCAACACGGCAGGCGCGTAATATTTGTTTTCCGTCTTGTTATGGATAATAACTTCAAACAAGTTTAAGCACCTGCCCTTTTATATTCTTTTCCAGCGGGTTAGTCACCCCGCTGGCGTTGGCCACTGCTCGCCAGTCAAGATTGCCATCAATAACGCCTTTACAGGCTTCCAGCACAGACAATTGATTTGTTATTTTCATCATCGCGGGAACCTGTGTTGTCGGGGTATATCGCGGTTCTTTTACCCGCAATGTTTCCGTACCATCTTCATTCTTCGTCACTTCTACTTCTTTTGTTCCAAAGAATTTATACTGCTTAAGTGCAATACTGATATTTAAATCGTTTCCGTTCCGGGCGTCCTCACCTATTGTATAATTCTCAACAGTGCAAAGCATATTGGTATTCCACAATTGGGAATAATCAAAACCCATGCGGGTAACGATAAATCGGATAGGATTTCGTGTCTCTTTTGAGGCCTTGAGCGAATCAAGAAACGGTGCCGCTTTCTTAAAAGAAAATGCGTTTCCTAAAGAACCTCCGATACGGGATGAAATTGCCCCCACAGCATAATTGATTAATCCTGTCTGTAGGGATGAATCGTAATTTGCAAAAGGATACCTGCTATTAGGCAGCAAGAAGTCAAATGATATTTCTGTTAATCCGGGCATCTTGATTAAATTGACTTCTCCTTCATTAATCAGATTGATCGTTTTGTTTTTCCCATTGATTTTTGTATTCATTCTGGGCGGCGGAACGGGCAGCATGGTATTTCCTAAAAAGAAATAGTAGCTCATCGCTGTACCGCCTCCGCTCCGTTTTCTACTGATTCTATCAATACATCATTCAACCGCCGCAAGACACCATCAAAATCATTGCCGCCGGTATCTCCTGCCGTGACCCCACCTACGTCGATATGAATAGTAGCCGTCGTATATTTATTGACTGCTTCCCGTTCAGCCGCTTCCCGGAGAAAAGCGAGGTCATCGGCCGTACTGTCCAAAGCGTCAGCCGCTCTTTTTGCGTCTTTTGCTCCCTTACCGGTGTTATCTGCAGTATTCGCCGTGTTATTGGCGATATCCTCGGCATTGTAACCGGGTGCCTCTATTTCAGGCATCTGGAGCGCGTCACTGATACTGTCACCAATTCCTGCGCCGACATTATATCCCCACGCCATTTCATTAGCAGGATTCAGCGTTTTCATCTTATAACCGGAAAAATCATAACCGCCGGAGATTTCTTTTCTTTCAAGATGGAGAGATTCTGCAGAAAAATCAGTGCTGATTCCAAGCTTATTCATCCCCGGGATTTGCGCAATCATATCAACAATAGCGGCTACCGCCTGTCCTACCAAATCGACGACACCGTTCCAGATATCCGCAAATAGATTATAGGTGGCATTCAGAGGATCCACAAAAACGTTCCCAATGAATTCTGCAAGAGAGACAAACATATTCACAGTAAATGCAATCATGTTCCATATAGAAGAAAACAGCCACATAAAAGCTCCGAAGATAATACCTGTTGCCGATATGCTCGTTCCTGCAAAATAATTAACCGCCGCCACTGCTGCATACAGCACGGCGATAACAGCAATAATAGCGCCGACTATCCATGTTAACGGGCACGCATACAGCGCCGCATTCAGACCTTCTTGCGCCACGGTCAATGCGATCAATGCCGCCGTTTCCAGCCAATCTGCCGCTGTTTTAGCAGCTGTTGATATCGCTGCCAGCGCCATCTGTCCGGCAGAAACAAGTGCCATCGTTCCGACAAATGCCAGATACCCGCCCAGCGCGATAAGTGCCATCTGCATAAGCAGTCCGTGATTTTGCACAAACGATGCCACAGCGGAAATTCCCGCCGTGAACATATTGACAAATTTCTCCACGCCGCCGATAACCGCGTAAAGCACAGGCATGATGGACTTAACTCCATTTTTCAGCATGCTGAACATAGAACGGACACCTTCACTGTTTGCCAGACGATTGATACGTTCCGCAATCGGCGCAAAAGATTTCAACACTACATTTTTAAAATCTGTAAAGTGATCGCTCCAACGTTTTGGCATACTCTCAAATTTATCATTAATTTCATCCATATTTTCAAATATAGCCCGCTTGATGATATCTGCGGTGATTTCCCCCTGTGCAGACAGTTGTTTCAACTCGCCGCGGGAGACCTTCATTGTTTTAGCAATCATGTCCTGCAAAATTGGTGCGTTTTCAGTGATAGACCTGAATTCATCGCCCTGCAGACGGCCGCTGGCCAATGATTGCTGCAGCTGCAGCATGGCGAACTGCTGATTCTCTTTAGATGCGCCGCCGATAACAAACAGCTTTTGCATCCCTTCCATAAACTGCACTGTTTTCCGCGGGTCAGGAAAAGCGTCACGGGCATTAACGGAAAGGCTGGCCACGGCTTTTGCCATATCCATATACCCGCCACGTGCTCGTTGCGCGGATTCGTAAATCATATCATTTAGTGCGGTCACGTTGGACTGTGAACCGGCTACCAGTGCCAGCCTGGCATTCAAGCTTGTGTATTCATCAGCCAGCGCTACAGCTCCTGAAATAGAACCTGCAATACTATCCAGCCCGCGCATGATGACATTCCCGACAATGTTGCCGGCAAGGATGCTCTTAAACAACCCCGCTTTTTCAGCAGCATAACCGAAAGAATCTCCGGCGTTCCGGGCGCTTCCGCTTACGCGGTTTAATTTATTTGATACGGTGTGAGCTGCACGGCTCATTTTTTCAAGCATCGGACTGACACCGTCCCGAAGATTGATGTAGTTCTGCAGTGTTGCCATCTATTGCCCCCCCTTTCTATTTGCGCTTCAATTTGGCTGTTTGCTTTTTCTCTGATTTGATGTATTCATCAACAAAAGCATAAATCATAGCCAATTCGTGTTCCGGCAAAGTAAAAATCTCGTGCGGCAGCCTATGCAGCTTAATAAGCGCAAAATAGGCCACATGTGCATCCAGATCCTTTGCCTTTAAGAGTTTTTTACCGTCTTGATCTTATCGCTCATACCTGCTTCGAAGTCAGATGCCTGAGATACGGCAGAATACAGGTCTGCCAGTTCGCCTGGTGTCAGCATTGCTTTAAGTAATTCTTCCGCTCCAATTGCGTCCCAGTTCCCCTGCAGTTCTGCGTCGTTCAGATTAGGAAATACGACAGATTTCAGTGTCATTTCGATCATGAATTTATCCTGATTAAATTCCATCTTCCAGTCCTTAGTTCCTTTGACCGGAATTCGTTTCGTGCAGGCATCACGCAGACTATCCATCTCTTCATTAGTTAGTACGCGGATTTCCCACGGCACGGGTTTCCCATCTTCACCGACCATTCGCTTTGATGCGGCATATTGTACCGGTGCTTTTTTTATAACGTTTTCTTTAAAAAATGCTTTTAATGTTTTTTCAGCCATTTGGTTTTCCTTTCACAAAAGAATAGGCGGGGATAGCCCCGCCACCACTACGCTTCCATTCCATCAAGTTCTTTGAATTTTTCAGGAACCTTGATTCCTTCAAAAGTGAATGAAATCTCATCTTCAAGCCATTTGCCTTCTGCATCAAATCCGGCAACAGTACCCTTGTCGATATTGCACCCGGTTAGAATCACGGTATGCTTCCCCGCCTCGCTGGTCGGGTCATTATTGACGACCTGCAGGTCAAAGTAAGTATCTACTCCCTGATTGACGTATTTCAGTATCATATTTTCAAAGAGCGAAGTATTCTTGTAAATTGTCAGTGTACCGCTGCCTTTAGCGGACACGGACTTATTCCCTTTCATCAGGCGCCCCAGAATGGCAACTTCTTCTTTCTCTTTTTCGATAGTTGCTTCAAGGCTCTTTGCCTGAAATAACAGATACCTGTTTCCATCTACCGTTACATAGGCGCTGGCCAGTTTTGCCGAAATAACATCCTTGGCCAGCATGGTACGGATTGCACTGATTTCATCTGCCATGAGCTATCTCCTTTCTTACGCGACCACCACAGTACAATATAATTTTTCCATACACGCCGTCGGCTGGATTTCAAATGTCCACAGAACGGCGGTTTTCTCTTCGCCCTGCGTGGGTACAGGCAAGTCATCATCCACAAAGTTCTGAATCGCCCTGACACGCTGGTATTCTTCAAACAGCGCTATACCGTCTTTCCACAAAGAAATTCGCCCATCAGCATCATTCTGCACCTTACCGAGATAAATCCGATTAAACAGTCGGGCAATGTCAATTGCCGCATTATCCAGCACGCGGATTACCTGATTCAGCGTAAAATCTTTATTCATTGCTTTGGTTACTTCCGTGAAGGTATTAATATCCGTCAGAACACGGGTATCGCCTAATACATTGCCGGATACCGAATCGGAAACATTATGGAACATGAACATGCCATCGCTGACTGCCTGTTCAAGCTCATACTGCTTGAAGTTGGTATTGACCGTATATTCTCCATCATAGATGGCGTTCGTGCAGCTCGCATTGATTGCGCATGCCGCTTCTTTTCCGGTAAGCCAGTATACTAAGGATCCCTTTTCTGCACCTGTATCCGTCACGTCGTTCTTGATAGAAATAACGCCGGGATAATTAACCTTGGTCTTGCCGTAAATCACAAGCTGGAATTTTGAGCTCGTGTTTTCACGGCAGCGCTTCGTGAAATTAATCAGCAATGACTGCACTGTCTCGTCAGAACCCGCATATCCCAAAATATTAAAATAGTACGGTTCAATATGTTCGATAAAAGACTGATATTCAGAAACAGTAACCGCTGTTCCGTTCGTGCCCCCGGTCAGTGGTTCCGCTGCTTTTGCAGTAAGTGTAGCAGTTTTACTAAATACGACAAAATCATTGTCCTGCAGATCTGCGCCCTTGCTGACGTTTGACTGTTTATCTACCGTTTTCAGCATCCCGTCTGTCGTGAGATAAGTGTACACGATGAACTTTCCGCTGTTATCCGGATCGCTCTGTACCGCGGTGGATAAATTATTTCCTCTGGTTCCCGCATATTTTGCCGTTGCCAGTGTATTCTTTGCTTTCTCTCCGCCGCTGTTCAGACGGTAGAAATACCCTGTCTTCAGATTGATAAACAAATCGCGTAAAGTCTTCATTTTATCATGGCCATAATCATAGCCGAAAATCTTCTGACAATTTTTCTGGAAATCTTCTGCTTCCACACGGAATACAGCTCCGCTTACACCCCAATCCAGATCAAGCGCCATCGCCGCATAACCGCGGTCGGCGATATCCGTCATCGGACGGTCTTTTGAAATGAAATTGATATATGTACCGGGCAATTTCTTATTTTGGAAAAGCCAGGTACCGCCACCTAATGCCATAAGTTACCTCCTTTAGTTAATATCCTGCTTAACAGGCTGATTTAACGCATCTTTCAGTAATTCATCAATCTGGGAATGCGTATACTGTTCTCCTTCGTTAAGTAAATGCGTCAAAATGTCCGCATAGCGTTTATACTTGGCTGATTTAACAATCGTTACGCCGTCGAAACGCTCCTCGGACGCTGCCTGTTTTTCTTTTTTAACTGCCATTTTTTATGGCTCCTTCCGCTTTTAAACTCTGCATTTTTTCTGCTTTTTCCCGCTCTTTTAAAATAAATAGATTATAAGAAACAAAGAAATGGAGTGCGCCGTCAGTTGTGCGGTAATGCATGTCCGTTCCTCTAATGACAGAGCCATCTGAAAGAGTAATATACTCCAGCTCTACAAAGAATGCTTCTGCCATCTTGTGGATTTCTTCCCGGACATCTGAAACTTCATCGGCCGCATTCGGCATGAACCAGATATCAAAGCTATGCTCCTGCCAGTAACGATTACCAACAGACAGTTCCTGTGACTGATCCAGCTGCTTCAGATAAAAGCACGGAAACACGACATGATTCTTCTTTACGTCTACATACACAGGATATTTAGTCAGCTTATGCAGTTTTGATGAGATGCCTTTGATTACCTCATTAATTATTGTCATGTGCTGTACCTCAATAACACCCGGGTTATATTTCGGCGCAAAATATTTTTAGACTGCCGTTCCGTTTCCTTCTCCGCTTTTTCCGCCATGTTAAATCCGTCTACCCAATTCTTTACCAGCCGTTTACCAAGAATAGGAACATATCTTCCCGGCTGCTGCCGATGCCCATCATTAACATACGACGCATAGGACGCGGTATTGAATACTTTAACTTTATATTCTCTGCCGTTCTGCTCAACAGCTCCGGCATTCCACGAACGCTTCATATGTTCGGAATTAGTTGTGATCGTCACGCCGTTTCTTTCAACGGTTTGAACGCCTCTTGTCGGGGTAGCCCTTTTCGCTTCAGCAAGATACACGGCGGCAATCTCTTTCATACTTTGCCGCTTGGCTTCTTCCATTGCGGAACTATTCAATTCAGCAATTCGTTTCTGCAGGTCCTCAAAATCTCTGAAATCTACAATTACATCAGCCATTGTGCACCTCCCGGTGTTCCAGACTGATTTCCTGATGGTTATCATAGACAGCAGATACACCTGCAGATTTAAAATGCAGAGGCCGTCCTTGCCGTACCACGTCAACATCAGCGCCGGCAGGTATCTCGATTTCGGGAGACAAGAACAGCGTAACGGATTGCGTCATAACAGGAATGCCATCACCGCCGGTCGCGGGCAAATTCTTGTAAGAAATACGGCAAGGGTACTCCGCAGAGGTCACCCTTACCGTTTTTACAATTCCCGTGTCCGGATCCACAATATCTTTTTCCGTAATAATCCTGCAGGTATCCGCATACAGACTCTCAATCGCTTTCCGTGATTTTACCAGCGCAACTTTCGGAAGCATCCTAAATCACGCTCCTTTGTCCATAATGCAATCAGCGCATCCATTCTCTGTTCTGCCGAAGTTCCACCAAGCTCGACCGTCGTATCGCCCTCTTTTATGGATTTTACGACGTCAAGCTCATCAGCACTTAAAATGGCTGCCTTGTTCATCTGCACGAACCTGCCGGCTGCCATTTCATCTACAGCATGCTGCAATTCATCAGGGATTTCTTTCAAGTTGCAGCTGTTCAAAACGTGCTGTACCTCCCCTTGATAAATGTATTCCAGCAATGCCATATCAGAATCTTTGACATCATACCCAGTCACGCCTTTAATGAGGATTTTTACATCGGCAATCATAAGAATTACTCCTTGATCAGAGAAAGGATGTCGGCTTTTGTATCCGCACCGGAAATATCAATCCCGTTAGCTTCCGCATAATCAACAAGCTGCTGCTTGGTCATCTTGTCCAGTGCAGCAGCACCATTATCAGCACCATTATCAGCGCCATAGTCCCCATCAAGAACGAATCCCTCTTTGATTAGTTTCTCTTTCTGGAAATCACTTTCTACGTACTGTACCTCGTTCAGTCTGGTCAATCTTTCCATAATTTACCTCCTTATGCTCCGGTATTAACCCATACGCCGGCCAGCTTGTTTGTAGGGATCCAGAGATCATGGAATTTGCGGTAATCCAGCTTCCACGCATCGGCCTTCTGATTCACGTTCGGGTCAAAAATGCGGATCTTGTCCGTCTTTGAAACCGCAATCGGTGCACGGCGGGCAATGATAATCCAGTTGATTCCTTTTGCAGCAGTATCCGGCTTAAATCCGCCTTTTTCCTGCCCAGCCGTTTTGCCGTCGTTGAATACATACGCCGTCTTCATGCGGGCGGAAGGAACGGACAAAATCGGAATCTCATTGTAGGTTTTTACCTTAGTGGTAATTTCACCGGCTTTAAAGTCCGCCGTATCCAAGTACTTAGTAATGTCTTTTGCATTGTTCAGGATAGTGCGGATCGGAGTAGCCATGATAATGACAAGAGGTTCCCCTTCTCCAATAATGTCCTGCACTTTTGCGATTTCATCATCCAGCTTTTCCAGAACGTTCGTTTTATCCGGCGTGAAAGTTGCCGTTTCATGGGATGCGCCCTTTGCCAAAGCCGCAATCTTAGAGTAGCGGAACGCATCCACTTCCGGGATAACCTGTGTCCGCTGGAACTCGCCCATAACGTTTCCGGCAGATGCCACAAAATTGGATTCGTCCACGTCCATAGCGTCAAGCATAAACGTGCGGCCACGATCCTGTGTCAATTTATAGTCTGCGTATTTCAGAGTTACAGCACCCTGATTGAACCCGTTGTCACGGTCGTACTTAGCAAGCCCGCCAATGGAGATTTCCGGCATTTTCACCGTATCCCCGCCGTTGTATTTTACATTCTGTGCATTAGCTTCCATCCATCCGGAAGTCGCACCTACCAGCATTTGCTTATCTAAGCTCTGCTGGAAATTCTTTGCATATTCAAGTGTATTAATTGCCATTGTCTAATTCTCCTTTTTATCAAATACCTAATGCCTGTTCAAATTGCTGCTGTACAGTCAGACCTTTAGCGTCGCCATCATCACCGGAACTTGACCCGGGATGAATTCCATCTACTTCTTTTTTCTGCCCATCCACCGTATCAAACAGATACGCATCTGATTTCTGCAGCTCTTTTATTTTGTCGGAAAGTCCGACGACTTCTCCTTTTTCGTCCAGTTTTGCGTCTTTCAGATCCAGCAGAGCGCGGGCAGCTTTAGTATTCTTTGCTTTTGCCGCAGTCAGAGAACGTTCCACTGCCGCGTCCAGTTTCATCTGTGCAAGCTGGGCGGCATGTTCCGTTTCCATAGTTTTTGCAGTCGCCTGCATAGCCTCAATCTGTTTCTTGAGCTCCGCATTACTGTCATTGTTCTTTTTTAAACCTTCAATCTGTTTTGATAATTCCCCTTTCTCTTTTTCGGCATTCTTCAGGGCTTCGTTCTTTTCGTTGAACTGTGACTT